GTGGTGTTGTGAACTTAGGGAAGAAATATCCCTATAACACTAACACAAAAAGCTGGAGTCCTACGCCTAATCAGACGTGGACTTACAACTTTCAATTTCCTTTTATTGAAGGGCAGATTACTGGAGATGAACTCCATAAACCGCCTTTCTTGGAAGGAGGTCCGTTTAAATCTCTGAGATGCGAACGTATTTTTCCTTACGAAATACAGGGACTAGGTACATACCTACGACAATCGGATTCAAATCCGGCGTTGTGGGAAAAGTATGTAGGGGGCTTTGCGCCTCCAGCACAGAGCACGATCGGAGGGGTTGACATGTCAAACATGGCAACTCTTCTCAATCTAAACTCGAGTCTGTTCCCTGATATAACAGCCTATGGTGACAGGGCTTGGAAATCTACCAAGCCTAAGCTCGAAAGAGCTAGCGCATTCGTTTTTGTCGCCGAACTTCGTGATCTGCCTCATATGTTGAAGCAGACCGCAAAGCGTTTCAGTGATATCTGGAATGCTATGGGTGGGCAGACAATTAATGGGATGATGCATCCCAAGAGGCTCGCTGATGATTTCCTCAACGAGCAATTCGGATGGGTGCCGTTTTTGGCCGATTTAAGAGCATTTTATGCTGCTTATCACGGTAGTGCTAACTATTTGAAGCATTTTACTGCGACAAATGGTAAGCCCACTAGACGGCGTGTCACCCTTGTAGGTGCTCCGTACGAAGACGTTGATCCCGTAACTCGTCGTCCTATCATTAGATGGGAACCTGAGTATGCGGAGAGTCAAGTTGCCTCTGGACTTGGATCAATTATTGAACCAGTCTTGAATGCTAACTTTTTCTCTGTACAACCTAGTTGGACTGTTACTGAGGTTATTAAATCCAAAGTAACCGCCACTGGGAAGTTTACGTTTTATCGTCCGGAATTTGATACGGGCCTTAGTGAGTATAACTCAGCGTGGTTCGCTATACAACGTCATTTGACTATGTATGGCCTCCGCATCAGCCCGTCCAATGTCTACAGGGCAACTCCATGGACATGGTTAATCGACTGGTTTATAAATGTTGGGAAGTACTTTGATCTTCTCACAGATATATTAGTCGATAGCATCGCATGTCAGTACTTGTACCTGCATGAGTCTAAGGAAACGATACGGGTATTTCGTCAGATTTACCCTTTTACGTACCCTGGTCCCACTGACCTTACGTGGACAAAAACTGTCCATTCTAAGGAAAGAGCAGGTGCTAGTAGTCCTTATGGTTTTAGCCTGACGTGGGACAATTTAACCCCACGCCAATTAGCAATCCTCGGAGCATTGGGATTGTCTCGATCAAAATTTTGATTGAGATCCTCAGCTCTAGGATTAATCTACTATGGATCTTCGGCAAGTTTGAAGTTTGGTCACTTCCAACCTGTCCATAGTTTAACGACCATTTCTCAATGGAGGTCAACCTATGTTAACAGACCCACAATCTGTCACCGTCAATGCTGTTGCTCAATCGATGCCTCGTGTTTCTTCTTCAGGTACTTCTTCGAAGTATCAGAAGGCGGATGAGACTTTTTCTTTGTCCATCTCGCACACGAAGGATAAGAGCGGGAGGATTCGTTCTCTCGCCCGCATCGACCAGCGAGCCATCGTTCAAAATCCGTTGGATTTAACCAACGATTATGATACGTTGACTTGGTATGTAGTCCTCGATAGACCCAGTTATGGGTTTACGATGACGCAGGCCGAACAGCTTGCAACCGGGTTTTTAGCCTGGTTGAACACGGCGATGGTCGATAAGATCTGGGGCCAAGAATCCTAACGGATTCGGAAAGGATTTTACTAACCTTATGGTTAATAAAAATACACCAGTTGCGATAAAGAAACGCAAATGGTTATCCATTTTTGAGCTGATTTCGGCTATTTTGCCGATTATCGTCTCTGTATACCAATCAACAGATCCAAAAGATTTTGTTGAAATTGGTCTACAATCAACAGGCGAGCGTGGTGGTGTAAAAGTCACCACGACACGTCCTGCTGATATTGGATAGTCCTCTCAGGCTTACGACCTGTTAACCACGCGTGGGTGCCAGACTGCTTGGTGCCTATGCGGCACCAAGAGCATTCTGTTACCGTAGGCTTGACAGCTAACTTCCATTTTAGGAGGCAGCTGTGAAAAGCATGGTAACTGATCTCTTAGAGATAGTAGAAGCGGTCTATATAGACGCAACTACTAAGTGTATCGCTGATGTCTCTGATTTACGTGACCTTGAAACCATCAGGTCACGGGTCAAAGATGAAGGTATATCGTTTTTGACGATAACCCTACCCCAGTTTTGCCAGGACTTCGAGAGAAGTCTGGCAAATGGGATTATTGACTCAACATACTTCCGTTCTTTTGTGAAGTATGGGCGAATCCCTGCGTTTTTGCAAGGTATCACCAGTCAAATCTTTGACCGTGAGACGGGAAGGATTAAAGATGATTACCCCCAAGGTTCAAATCTTGGAGATTCTTCTAGTGATGTTCCCACTTGTGTTGAAAGCGTGCGACAGATTTGTCTCACGTTCAAACGCGTGGAAATGGAATGTTCGCCCAAAAGGCTGCGTTCCGCACTCGAAGGCTTCATCGATATTGAGCATTCTTTTGAGACCCTTCAAATACCGGAAGGAGATATCTTCAGATTTACCGAAGTATCTTCTTTGCTATGGAACGATCTTGTACGCACTTTTGTGCTTACTGAGACAATTCCTAAGCACGGACCCGGCGCAACAGCTGAGCACATATCTGGAAATCAGAAATATGCTTGGCTGAGGTGGCATGATCGACTTGAGCCTTACTTCCCCATTGTCGGTAATGGTTATCCGGAAGGATTACCCTCCGACTCTGAGGAGCTCAATATGGTAACGATCATTGCACAGGACGAAGAGCAACCCGTTAGGGTTACTCCAGTCCCGAAGAGTCTTAAAACTCCCAGGATAATAGCTATAGAGCCTTGCTGTATGCAATATGCACAGCATGCGATTCAAACTTGGTTGTATAGCCAAGTTGAATCCTACAAATTTACAGCTGGTCATGTAAATTTTACTGACCAGACTGTGAATCAAGCTCTTGCATTATCTTCGTCGAAGACAGGACAATATGTCACAATTGATCTTAGCGATGCTAGTGATCGTGTTCCACATGACCTGGCATTGACTATGTTTAATGGTAATCCTGATTTAAAGGATGCCATTGATGCATGTCGTTCGACTAGAGCCGAGATGCCTGATGGACGAATAGTCCATTTACGCAAATTCGCCTCAATGGGTAGTGCTCTCTGTTTTCCAGTTGAAGCAATGTACTTTTACACAATATGTGTAATTGCTTTGCTGGATAAACAGAACCTTCCTGCTAACTCGAGAAGTCTCTATAACGTGACTTCTCAGTTATATGTGTATGGTGACGATATTATCGTGCCATCCGCATATGCGAATGTTGTTCTTGATTACCTACAAAAGTACAATTGTAAGGTAAACTCCAATAAGACTTTCTTGAGCGGAAGCTTCAGAGAGTCGTGTGGAGTTGATTCATTTTACGGATATGAGGTAACACCTACATATCTTCGTCATTTGCCTCCTAAGAACAAGCGTCAGAACTCGCAAATAATTTCATGGGTTGCCACCGCTAACCAATTCTATCGAAAAGGTTATTGGCGTACAGCCTCTCTCTTCTTTGAAAAAGTCGAGAGACTCATAGGGCCTTTGCCTTATGTAGCTGAGAATAGCGAGCTTCTAGGCCGTATCTCTTTCTTAAAACCTATTGTTACTCAGTCATGGAATGCAAAATTCCAGAAATTGAGATACCATAAGGGTCTCCAACGTCTTGAAGTAAGAGGTTGGATACAGAGTCCAGTTCGTCGCGCTGATGAACTGGAGGGATACGGTGCCTTAACGAAATGCTTTACCTCTCTTGAAGGAAGATCCTCATCTTGTGATGAGAATCTCCTCGAGCCTGGTGTTAGCGCCTCGTTAGAGCGCACAGCACTGCACG